TTAGCACCTGTAACTGCAGTGCTTACTTCTCCACTTCCTGCAGAAGAAACATCTGTTGCACTAAATGATGTATTAAAAACTGTTGGTGCGTTTGTTCCGTCTACTACGATTAACTTATCATTGCCATCAAAGTTAAATCTTTCAAATCTATATTTACCTGCATTCGTTCTACCACTATCTATTGTTGTCCATGAAGAACCTGCAGGGTCTGCAGTAAATATGTTTGTTCCTCTAGCTGCTACAACTTTACTTGCAAAGGTACAAACCATTAATACTTTTTCTGCAGAAGAAGATGTTTGAGGAACTACTGCAGATACATACTTACTAAATCCATTTATTCTTCTGTAGCCACCCTCTATGTCAGGCTCAAAGTTTTGTAGTTCTAATGCTTCACCCGGTTTCATCATAAATGTAGAACGATTTAGAACTAATCCCCCTTCACAGTTAAATGCTACAGGTGTTACTTGTGATAAGTCTGCCATTAAACTATTCTACCAATTATATTCGTTGTGCTATACGCTCCGACTCTAGGTATGAAAGTTGAACGTATGTAATCATATTTATTAACCAAGAGTGTTTGCATATTTTTTATGCCTTGTTCAAATCTTTGAAAATTAAGTTGATACTGACTAGTCTCACCACGATATTGATAGACAAAAGCAGTTGCCCCATCTACAATAATAGCATCAAATCTAGACGGTATGCTTGTGGTGTCATCTTGTGCAGATAAATCTGATGGAAAGGTGTAATAGTCAAATTTTAAAGAATAAGATCTGTTTGGAAAAGGATATAATAAATAATTGTTATCAGGTGTTCTAACTATATTTTCAGGTATGCCACCTTGATCAAACTGTGCAACTGTTACACCACTCGCTATGGAAGCTGCAGTTGTGCCACCAGCACCCCTTGTACATCCAGTGAAAGTTGTACTACTGCCTATTGCAGTGTACGTAATTTCTTCATTTCCTATGTGTAGTGTTCCTGCCGAGTCAAATCCTGATGTACTAGCCACTGTTATTGTTTCAACAGAATCAGTGTGTGTAGTGCTAGTTGTTGTTGTATTTATCTCATCTTCTTGATCACTAACAGCGTTTATGTATTCGTTATAATCTAGTTGTCCTAATCTGTATCCTGAGTTACCTAAGTCACTATCTTTAACTAATCTAAAAGTATTATAGTCCACAGTTTTAGCTGAGGTGGGTATACTATATCTTACTACTCCTGCAGTTAAAGTTTTAGTTTCTGTGGCATGATTAAAAGGATAATTAAATTCTCTTTGATTAATATATCTTATAGATTCATTTACTGCGTTTTGTGCTTGTACTTGTATCCCTCTAGCATTAGTAAAATTAGAAGAAGTAAGTTGTACTTCATTTAATCTAGATAAAGTTTTGTTTGTTAAAGAGAGATAAGTTCCAGACATAATAATTCCATATAAGATAAGAGAGCAAGTTGCCCTGCTCTCCTATATAAAATTTAAGCTAATTGGTCTCTATCGACTTCATCAGGCTTATCTGATAATCCATGACCTGCTAAACTAATAACAGTTGCATAGACTCTGAGTCTACCTGTTGCTGGGGCAGCACCTGCAATCTTACAGTCAATAGTATCAGCGGCTGTGATAAATTGAGTATAAGTTGAAGCGGCACTTCCTACGACAGTATTTGTCTGACCGTTAGTACCTGCGGCACAAAAGCCTGTAGACGTAATGTCTGCACCATCAATGATGTCATCACCCGCGGCAAAGTCCATATCTAATGTACAGCTTGAAGTGAATGCTTTCATTACCTCTGCTCCTGCATTTAGTATTAAAGTATTTGCAGGAATCTCAAGTACTTGAAATATATCTCCATCTGAGAAACTTCCTCCAGCAGCTACCAAATCATCAATATCGAGGTAAGCCTCAATATTTCTCATGATATTGCTATTCTTAACTGATGGAAAAGCTACGATAGAGTCGGAAGATACACCAGTGGTATCTTTAGAAGTTAAATCAAAAGTTGCCATTTATACCTCCCTTACGCTACGTTATACTTAGCAGTAACAATTGCTTCTGGTCGAAGAATCTTTCTGCCATACAAATGCATACCACGAACAATATCAGCAAAAGAATCAGGGTCTCTGTAAGTCTCTGTCTTGTTGATCTGCTCTGCAGTAGCTACTGCTGAACTGTGTCCTGCAACAATAACACCATAGTTTGAGTTTTGGTTCGCTGAACCTGTAGTTCCCGGACCTGTTCCCACTGCTGGTAAGTTATTTGACATATACACATCAAAGCCATGTATTCTGCCAACTTGTAGTCCTGCTCTTAATCCACCTGACTCACCGAAGTCACCATTTAGAAGACGAGAATCTTCATCTTTTAAGACTTCAATAAATGTTGGATGTAGAACAAGCCATCTACCATCAGTGTCTACAAACTGTGTATCTAACAATCTGCCCATTCTTGCAATCACCTGTAAAGGAGTTGCAGTAGCAGTTGCTTGAGCAGTTGCACCCGGTAGTCTTGGAGCTAATGGAATAGAATGATCTCCAGCACTACTTGTAGTAATGTTTCCGAAGTCACCTTTCTTTAGCTTCATGCTTGTCAACAATTCGTCTGAACCTGCAGTTGACACTGCCTTAGTTCCGTTAACTGTTGAGTTAGCTGAACTTGCTACAGCATTGTTAGATGCTTGTGCAAATCCTGACAAATAACCAAGAACATCTTGGTCGAAGTTATCTTTAAGTCTGTAACCTGCTCTGTCACTTGCTAGTTGAGAGAAGTTTACGTGACTGTGAGCCTCTTCAATATCGTC